TCTTCCTCACGTTGTTTCTTTTTGTCATCGGCTGCTTTTTTAGCTGCATCTTGTTCCTTTTTACGTGTTTCATCATCTAAAGCCAACAATCTATCAGCTTCCTTTTGGGCAGCTTCAAAATCTTCATCCCTTTGCTTTTGATCACGTTCTTTTTTATCCTTTTCGTATTCGTACCTTAAACGTTCTTCTTCCCTTAATAAATCTTCTTGAGCCTTTAAAACAGCTTCCTCATAAGTTCCATCGCTTTTACCTCTATCATCAACTTTAACGCCTCCACCAATTTTATTATTCTTAAACTCTTTTTGATTGCGTTTTTTAGCTAAAGCTTGTTCATCTAGCAATTTAACATATGCATCTAATTCAGCCCTTAGATTTTTCCTATTTAATTCAAATGTAAATAGGCTTATTTCATTATTATCAAAAGCTGCTTTATTTGCTTTTTGAAGTTCATTGTTTTTATCTAAAAACGCTTTTTGTTCTTCTCGCGATAGTGATATTAATTGCTTTGCTTGTTCATTTCTTTTGTCGGCGTTGAATTTAATAGAAGTGTCAATAAATGAAGCTTTACCCGAAATCGCATCATAAAAATCTAACAATTGACTTCCAGCTCCCGTTAAAAATTCCCCTATTGATTCTTTTACATTTCCCCATGCGATAGCAACCCTTTGCTGTTTTCCTTCTAATGTATCAGCACTTGCCGCCGCCGCCCCTTGAAATTTATCTAATTTCTCAAGTAAGATATTGTAATTATCGGTTCTATTTCCTGTACTTTCAAACTCTAAACCGACTTCTTTTAATCCTTTTGTTTGCCCGTTAATAGCTTTAATAGCAACATCGGTAGCAGAAGATAAATCCATTCCTGTTGCCTTCGCTAAGTCAAGTATTTTAGGCGTTAACTTTTCAACCTGTGTACTACTTGCACCAAGATTAACTAATTGTTTTTGAAGGTTTGAAATATCTTCTGCCTCGAATAAGCCTAAATTTTGCTCTAATTCTTGAGCCTGATTAGATAATTTTTCAAGTGCTAATGTGCCCTCGCCACCAACATTACGCAATGCGAAATCTAACTCTTTAGCAGCCTTTTCAGATTTTTGAAACTCCGCAAATGATTCTTTAAGGAATGAAATCCCTTCGCTTAATCCTAAACCAATACCAGCGGCTCCTAATATATTTGTAACACTTCCCTTAAAGCTATCTAAAGCACTTGTATAATTACCTACGTTACGTTGAAATTGACCGACAGATGCATCAACACTTTTTAGTTTAGCATCGAGTTTTGTTATTTCTTGTAATAATCCCCTTGCAACTATTCCATTCTCACGACCGACTAAAGCTAAATCTTTGTACCTATTTCTTAAGTCGGTTAACGCCCTACTTTGTTCCTGGTAAATAGTAAGTGTTTTTTTACCTTCTTGATTCGCTAACTTTTCAGTCTTTAACTTTTGTTGAGCCGCTTTTTCTTCTTCTTGTAATGCTTTAGCTTGTGCCTGTCTAATCTTTGCTAATTCAATTTCACCTTGAGTAGCTGCTTTGTTAGCATTGTTTAATTCGGTAACATTTTTTAGTGCCTTTTCTAACTCATCATTTAGCTTTTTAATATCGGCTGCACTTGTTACCTTAAAGCCTTGTAAAAATTCCTTTTGTTCAATTGTAACCTTGCCGATTTGGTCAGCCATATCCTTAAACCCTTGAGTTATTTTCTCAACAGCTTGGTAACTTTTGTCTAAAAAATCACTCTCAAATACGTCATTTGTGGTTATTTTATCGCTCATGCCGCCTTACGTATTAAATCATTTTGCATTACGTTAACCATTTCAGCATATTCACGAACTGTTATAGTACGCTCGTTAACTTGAAACCCCATGTGTTTGGATAACCTTACAGTTGTTTCGCTTGGTTTATTGCTATCTGTTGCTTTTAATAATCTTTCGAGTTCCATTTTAGCAATGTCCAAAAAGTTTTCCATAAATAAATCGCCCATTGCAACATCTATCTGAAGACAAACAATCTCTTTTTTTAACTCTAAAATTCTTTTATAATTATCATTAATACCAAAAGTATCAATGTATTCATCTTTTATCTTATCGAATGCCGCTTTTAATTCATGCTTATTTCCCATTTTTTTACGGTCAATTAACATGAAAGTAATATCGTTTTTCTCGCTAATCATTCGCCAATTGTATTGGGGCAGATTATCGATAGATGTATAATGATTAAGTTGTTTTAGTTTAACAACTTTCTTTGGTTCTTCTTTTTTTTCTTCAACAGGTACATTAATTGGCTCAACTTGTTTTTTATTAACCAAGTTTTTTATCCAGTTATATATTTTATTTAATGCTTTCACTTTAATAACTGTTTTTTAATGTATGGTTTAATCAGTTGTAGTGCCTTTGTAATTACTACACTCATACTATCTTCTGTTAATCCTACTATATCAATTCCAAACTCTTTAAATAGGTTTGTATCGTCTTTTATTGGGTTAGCTACTATTTGTAAGGCATCGCCCGTGAATATTATCCTAAAAGATTTGTAAAATTCACCCGTGTCTTTTAGCGTAATGTGGTCATATCTCTCACCTTTTTGTTGCTTCAAGCTCTTTGTGTACGCTGTATAATCTCCTAATGAAACGCCCCTACTATCAACGCCTTGATTATAAAGCTGGTCTATAGTGTTTAAATCAATTATCAGTTTTCGGAACTCTGCGTTTTGAAACAGAAACAGCATTAGCTTTTTTTGCGTTATGCTTTTCATGTTTGTTTCCAGCTGCTTTATTACCTTCGGAACTTGTACCATTTATTGATTCTTTTAGCCCTAATTCTTTTATGCGTTCTTGCATAATGTCCCAAACTGTTGATATATCACGATTCACATTTCTTTTGTAAGTACTACAAAATGTTTCTTTATCAACGTTTATCATTTCGGGTAAGTAGCATGAAAAATTACCTATTTCAAAAAACAATTTACTCATAACAAAAAGTATAAAGCCCCCGATTAAAGGGGCTATTAATTAAAGTATAATTGTAGCTGATTCAAGTGCTGTGAAGTCAAATCCACTTTTAGAACCTGATAAACGAATTACATCCGATGCAGTTTGAGCGGCAAATGTAAACGTATAAGTTCCTGATGGACTTTCGGTGCAAGTTGAAATAGTTACAGAAGCCGAATCTGTTACGTTGTAAAGTGTAAAATCACCAGCAACTAATCCCTTAGCAGGTAGTTTAGAGTTTAAATCACCATAAGCCTTTTCTAAAGCAATTGTGAATCCTGTTGTAGTTTCGCCAGTTACATCACCAGCTAAAATATCCAATAAAGAGCGGATAGTTGTTGAAACCCATGATACAGTATTTGAATAAGAAGCTAATCCTTCATCTGTTGCATCTTTTGACCATTCAAAGCTTACATTGATATTGTATTGACTTGTTGGTGTTGGATAAGATGGTTTAACAGATAATGAATTATCCATTATTGCAATCGGGTACATATCGCCCGTTGTATCAGAAGCGTAACCCCATAATTTGCCATCTTTATCAACAAACATGAATCCCATTTTCTCACAACGGAATGATTTTAATTTACCTGTAAATACAGGCGATTGACCTGCAGCTATGAATGATGTTTTTGCTACACCTTCCTCGATAAATACAGAAGAACCATCATCAAAAGATTGCATTACATCATCACCACGCTCTGCGATAACTGCATTTTTTACGTTCTTTAGTAAATACCAACGTTGTGAAGCATCAGTATCATTTAATTTAGCTATGATAGCAGCATTGTTTAATACTGTGTTAGCCGTTATTTTGTTGGCAACACCAGCATCATCTGACAAAGGAATTAAGAAGATATGCTCCGCATACTTCATTAACTCTTGGCAGTTAACTACGCCTAAGTTTTGTTTTGAATTCTCGCACGTACAAGACATATTGTTTTTTTATTAAATTATTTTTAAATAGGAGAAGCATAACCTTTATACTGCCCCTTGTAATTTGGATAATCTGTTAAATTTTGGTTTATGTAGTACTGAATAATTTGATAGTCATTTATGCTATTGTTGTAAATTCTTGTAATACCCCAATTATCAATAACTGGATTGCTATTTTCGTTTGTCATTATAACCTGTCCGTTAACTGTTGATTTGATTGGATTAGTACGCATCCATTCAAAAAATAAGAAACCTAAAAGCATGTTTTTCATACCTTCATTTCTCTCAACTATACATGTCAAGTCCAATTCGATAACGTTGTAAATAGCTAAATAAGCTGATCCAACTGGTAAATTATTTACAACACTTGCAATAAATAAATCAGATAATGTTTTGCCTAATAAATCGTATAATAATGGAGTTTCATATTGAGTAATAAAAGCCTCTAATTCAGCCTCACCAGCTGTATTAAAAGCAATATTATACTTGCCTACAAAATCCGTTGTATTTATTAGTATTCCCATTTACTTAATTAATTCAGCTCTTTTTGCAGCTATTAAAGCATTTGCAACATCTCCACTTACTTCGTATTCAGTACCATTCATTAATACTTTTACTACTGCAGTTGGTTTTACTACTTCTTTAATTTCTACTTTTGATTCTTGCTTTGCCATTGTTTTATGTTTTAAATTGTTATTAAAAGGGGGCTATTACACCCCCGTTAAATTAAGCTGTTTCTAAAGCAGCCATATCAGTTGAGAATGTACCTTTTACAAACGCAGTTCTATCGTTGTTCTTAACAACTAAAGCACCTCTCCACTCAGCACGAATTGTACGTAAGTTCTTTGTAAAATCATTTCCATCTAAACCAACCTCAATAGATAATTGTCCTTTTTCATACAAGGTAGCAAGGTCAAACGAACCGATTAAGTAAGTATCAACAGTTACTAATGTTGTAGGTATAATTGGAATACCATCCATTGACAATGAACCACCAATTAACTGCAATCTCTCGATATAACGTTTATCAGTTGAACTAACTTTAGCAACTAATAATTTAGTTACATCAGTAGGGTGCATTAAGATAGCATTCGGAGCTGGTTGGTCAGCGATTAATATTTGGTTTTTAGCAACTGATAGCACATCAACTTGATTTGCATTATCAATAGCTAAAGCAAATGAACCAGCAGCAAAAGCAGTAGCAACAGTACGAACCCCATTTAATGCTGGTGCAGTTCCGTTTCCTGAGTAAGCCGTTAACTCAATATCTTTAATTAATTCTCTCATCAACTCATTGTTGATTTCTGAATTGATAAAATCAATATCATCAATCATCTCATCAGATATTTTAATGTAAGCAGTACGTTTGCAAACTACTTGTGAAGCAACTACTAAATCAAAATCAATTTGGTTTTTAGTAGCACCTTCAGCAGTTCCACCAGCTGCACCTTCTTTACCTGATTGATACACCCAGCTAATTAAATTAGATGTTGCAGTACCTTTAGTAAATAAATCCATTAAACGGATTCTACGAGATGCAATAGTGTTTAAACCAGCAATACGTTGTTCTACTGGAACGTTTCCACCTGAGATATTAGCAGACTCTAACATTGTACCAACAGCCTTGTTAACTGTTAATGTAAAGCCTTTCATATCTTCACGCTTACCACCTGCTTTTAATGCTCTTAAAGCCTCTTTATTAGCTTCTAAAGCTTCACGTAAATCGTTACCTTTAACTACTTTATTTCCATCTTCTTTGATAGCTTTTACAATAGTTTCAATGTTGATTAAAGCGTTCTTAATTGTTTCTACTTCTTCTTTAGTAGCTGCATTTTCTGTACGATCTTTGTAAAGATTAAGTACGTTTTCTAAATCTTTGATAGTATTAACGTCTGCTTTATTAGAAATCAATCCTTTAATCTCAGTTAAAAGATTTTGTTTTTCTTGCTCAACTGTTAATGTACTACCGCTTTGATTTGGATCTAAGTTTTTCATAACTATTGTTTTAAGTTTTTTTTAAGTTGTTTAATAAAAAATTGTAATCTAATCCTTCTTTTGTTTGAGTGCTTATTAGCGGCTCGTCTTTGCTTGAAGTGATAGTATCGGCTTCAATATTTTGTGTTGTAGTAACTGATAATGTTGGTGTAGCATAGTTTGAGCCTCTTAATACTGCAGAACCTTCTATAACTTTTGCCTCTGTAACTGCCCAAAAATACCCTAAGTCGATAGCATCCTGTTTATTTACTACTTCATTAATGTATTTATCCCAGTTATCTTTTTCTTCACGATAATACTTTTCATCAGAGTTAATACAAAGGAATAAGTTAACATACATCATACCTACTGAATGATTCTTAACATAACCTTTTATGTATTGCTCAAACATAAATTCATTCCTATCGGACAAAACATTTGCATCAAATATTAGTGCCTCTGTATTACCTTTAAACTCAGGAAAACCAAGTTCAGACCATGTATAAGATTTTGCGGAAGCAGTTAAAGAATCAGTAATTACATGTTCAAAATCCATGTTATGCTCTTGAAGTAAATAAAGATTCTTTTGTTCTTTTAAAGATTTTGTCCAAATACCTTTCATGTGAACATCCCCGTGCGAATCAAGAATATTAGTAGTATTAATTACAACACTTACCTTTATTTCTTCTAAGTCAACTTGACCATCTAATACGTTTGGTGCTGACTTTATAACATCACCTTTTGCATTAAAAACAGGAACACAATAAGAAATTGAATCTGCTTTTTTTAATGAAGATTTTTTCTCTGTTATAAGTAAAGACTTATTTTCCTTTAAGTATTTAAAGAGTTCGGCTTTAGTATTGAATTGTGGATATTTCATTTTGTAACAACTGTATTAGTTGATACTAAAACTCCCTTATCCGCTTTTAACTTCTTTATTTTAGAAGCTGTTAATTTTTTTGCCATTGTTAAAAGTGTTTGGTATTTATCCAAAAAACTTGTATGTTAATAAAATAGTATTAACAATTGCAAATATAATTATTATATTTGTATCCGACAACAAACGTTTACAAATGTATAATAAAAAGTTATTAACAAGTATTTTAGGATAGATACCTAACACTTATCAACATGAATGAAAACAACTTCTTTCACCGATTAGGCGATTTCTTTAGCCGCAAACAATCAGAGCGTATATTTTTTAACAGCAAATCAGAAATGATTGGAACACGTGGAGCTGTTTACCTTGATACTGATATTCCATACAGACTATACAATGAAATATCTGAACTAAACCAAGTTATAAATAAGGGCGCTTCTATGTTTAGTAATGGTGTATTTAAGGTAATTGATATTAAATCTGGCACACAGATTGAAGATGTTGAGTTAATGAAGCTACTTGAAAACCCAAATGTTTTAGAATCTCAAAACGAGTTCCTAAAAACATACTGGATTCAATATCACGTTTATGGTAATTCATTTCAATACAAAAATAAAGTTAGCTTAAAAAAATATCCTTATTCTGTTCGTAATGTTTCACCTCGTTATATTGAGCCTATGTTTACTGGAAAAGTATTCGAGCAAACTTCTTTAGATGGTATAATTGAGAAATATAAATACACTGGGCAAGGCAAAGAAAGATACTTTGATACTAATGAGGTTATTTGGACTAAGAACGCTGATTTAGATAATCCATTAGTTGGGACAAGCCCATTAAAATCTTTACGTTTCCCACTAACAAATACAAAATTAGCGTATGATTACCTTAATATCATTTCGGGTGAACGTGGGGCGATTGGTATGATTAGTACGGCAACTCCAAAGGATTCAGTCGGATCAATACCAAAGGATGATAAAGAGATTAAAAGGCTTGAACAAGGGCGATTGAATTCATACGGAACAGGTGTAGATAATGACAAAGCAAGAATGTTATTTACTTCTGCCCAGGTAACATATACGCCTTTTGGTTATCCAACAAGGGAATTAATGTTGAGTGAACAAATAGACCAAAATAAACTAACTATTTGCGACCACTTTAATCTTAACGCTAACTTATTCAGTTCAAAAAATCAAACGTATGAGAATGTAAAGAACGCAATGATTCAAGCGTACCAAGATAATATACAGCCATTCGCTGACCAATGGACACAAAAGTTTGGTAAAGAGTTAGGATTAGATAATACTAAACGTTTAATACTTGATTACTCTCATTTATCTATACTAAACAATAAATACGAAGGTTTTGATGGCATGGTTAAATCGCTTAACGAAGCTGTAACAGGTGGTTTAATATCTCAACAACAAGCCTCACAAATAGTAACAAATCATTTAGGAGTATAAGTGAGGTAAACAAGATCTCGCCCACATAGCTAATCCACTTATACTATCAGGTGAATCATCTTTTTTAGATGTTCCGTTTTTTGTGTATTGGCACATCTCATCAAATGCTTTTTTATACTCTTTGCTTTGATGGTCGGGGTGGATAAATACAAAATGTTTCTTTACAAATCCAGCATCCATTAATATACGGGTATGTTTATTTGTTGATGAAAACGCTGGATAAATTTCGGTGCTTAATCCCGATTCCTCTATTGCTCTTGCTGCATCTCTTACATACATTGCACCCATGCTATTAGATTCAACACGCCAATAATTAACGCTTTGCTCTTTACAGGCTTGTATCGATAGTGGAATAGTAATATCTGAAATATCTTGAGAAAATAACCACGATGTTATGTAAATATCTTTACCCTTATTTCTACCTATTGGCATTGATGTATGGTCATTACCAGCATCTGCAATATCACTATAAGCGATTGAGCTTTCAAATGTATGTTTTTCATTAGGATTAAAGTATCTTAACTCATCTTTTGGAAACAATAACCCTTCTTTTGGGCGTGGGTTTTGCATCATTTGAGTTTCGAATACAAACTCATTAGCCAGTCGTAAATCATTTAATTCTTCAATAGTATGCTTAAACTCCCATAAAGCAGTACCATCTTGTTTAATTACAGGCAAAGAAAGTACTTCCCAATCCTTATAATTCTTCATAACATGACCACATAAATCGTTTTCATGTACACGCTGCATGATTATTATTATAGGAGTATTTCGACTATTTACACGATTTACTATTGTTGTATCGAAACGCTCATTAACTTTCTCTCGCTTGTTATCATATTGCGCATCTTCAGGTTTTAAAGGGTCATCAATTATAATTGCACCACCAAATGATTCTATTGAATTAACCCAATCACTATCAATATATTTTCCTACCTCATCAACAATACCAGCCCCGAATCCAGTTACTTGACCACCTGATGCAGTAGCATAAATACCGCCTCCCTCTGTTGTGTACCATTTCTCTTTTGCATCAGTCCCTGGCTTTACTTTTACATTGGGAAACATTTGTTTGTAAGCATCTGACTTTACTAAGTCCCTCACGTATTCAGAATTATCAAGTGCTAATGTTTGCGAGTAGCTTAAATGAATATAACGTGATTTAGGATTAAGTGATAAGCCTTTAGCGATAGCGAATTTTACAGCTAATTCGGTTTTACCATAGCGAGGCGCAATGTTTATTATTAAACGTTTGCACTCACCTTTATATACCCTATCTAATGCCTGTGATATTAGTTTGTGATGTTCACCAACAACAAACTTTTTATTATTCATGTGTTTAAAAAAGTACCTTGCAAAGAACAAAGTATCTTGCATACACATTACTTTAGCAACTGCTAATTCATTAAAATTCATCGTTTAATTTCTTCGCAATTTCTTTTAGTTGCTCAGGTGTTGCTGGTGTAACAACAACTGTATTGCCTTGTTGTTTATTGTCTTTCTCAAAGAAACCTAAATGTTTACCAATCAATTCAAGCGACTTGATTTTGTCGTGAAGCTTTATCTCAGTAGTAACAGATTCGCCGCCTTCAAAAGTAGTAACGTTTTTCTTTAAAGAAGCTATTGCACCAGCTTTATTAGTATCAATATCGCTAAGGCTATTCACGCTTAAGTCATCTGAAAGGTAATCCTTTAAATTAGCGAATCCACATTTAGCAAGTTCATTAAGTACCATCTCTTGAGTAATACCAACCTTTTCAGCTAATGGCTTTCTAAGCTCGTTTAAATAATTTTGAATACTAAGTTTAGCTAAGTTCTCTGCAGCTATCTCATTAGCCGTATTCTTACTATAACCAGCCCTAATAGCCGCCTGTGTCCCGTTTAAATCAATAAGGTATTCCTGACAAAATTTCTCTTGCTTATCCGTTAATCCTATTGATTTATCCTTTGCCATTTACTTAACGTTACACAAATAGCACTTATTTTTATCGATTGTCATTTAATCCAAAACGCTCTAATTTCGTATTCGTTCATAAAGCAAATATACAAATTATTTTTTAATTCCTAATTT